TGCCCCCACACTACTTCGATGTCGTTATCGCCGGATATGAATACCCAGTACACGCCATAGCGATTGTTAGCCAACGTCTGAAGTGCCGATACCTGATTCTGCGTAGCATCGTTATAGAGCGTGTTCGACAAGAAGACTTCAGCTTCAGAATACTCGTCCCACCCAACATCAGCGGAATTATACCAGATTCGATAAGCCTGGTAATGCATGTGGCCGTCAGCAGTCGCGTCAGGGATAACCTCCTCGACGACAACGCTCGTTGTCGGTGCAGCATAAGAAACACTTTGAACGTGGTAAACGCCGTCGTTGCCAGTGCTACCGCCGATGAGAATATGACAACCATGGCAGAAATCACTTTGATAGTCGCCGGTAAGTTCAAACGTCTGCGTGACCGTCGCGACCCCGGTGATAGTGTGGTCTAAGAGCGAATCCCGCGCTTCCAACGTATGTCTACGCAGCCCGTTCCATGCGTTACCGCCCGTTACTGTCAGTCCCCGGTCATGGCTTGCATCAGTTGATTCGGTCGTGACAATCCCGGTAGATCGCGTAGGCCCGTTTACCTCAAGGAGTTGATTCTGTGTCTTATTGAAGATGTCCGCGATGAAGTTGCCAATCCGAGCCATGTGTAAATGCGCATCATCATCTTTCCAAACCCGCGCTATCATAAACTTGGTCCATCCATTCACGTCGCCTTGAGTTGCTGTGGTCGCATATACCGGAGTCCCTGCGTTGTAATCAACGTAGATGAAGTTAGCGTATGTCGCTACCGCTACCGCAGTGGACGCTGCAATATCGAACGACTGTAACGCTCCGATATCACTTGCCGCAGACCGGATATATCCAGTAGCCGCAGCGATATCAATCGTCCCGTCAAGTGCTGCATTCTCTGTGACCTCGCCACCTGAGATAAGCCCCGCCGTTTGCGTGTTATCAATAAACGACTGTACATCGCCGTATGTCGCAGTGCCGATCTCGCCCACTTGAACCCGGGCTGCATCGGACAGCATCACGAAGGTGACTGTGCCAGCGCCGCCTCCCGTTTCCGTCACATTGCTGCTTGAGTCGTACTCTACTACGAAGGTGTTGGTAACGGTGGCCTCAATCATGGCGCTTGGAATCACGGACCCGTTGAAAGCGTGTAGCTCCGATCCATCTTCTTGAACTTCTAACCACGGATCAGTGCCAGTTGTAATCGTGGTATTTTTCAGCGTAACATCGACTTCGCCAGAGGCAGTGCGGATCAATATATGAGAAGCCCCGCTGTCATTTGCATTGAACAGGCACCCCTCAAAAACAACCTGAGCCGCTACGTCGCTGCGCAAACGCAGAAACCTGGCGTTATTGAATCCTTTCGTGAAGCTACAGTTGTAGAAGTATGCGGAATGATCTTCATTCACTCCAAGGTCAAGGGCCGGATTAGCGCCCGTAGTGGCAGGATTAACGAAGTCGATCTTGTGCGCCTCGAAGTTGTTGCTAACAACCCACTTCTCAGTAAAGGTGAGAGTTGCCTGGCCTTCACAGGACGTAAGCGTTACGGGCTTGATAAGAGTGTGCGTAACGGCGGTTGTCTGGTCGTCAGAGATGCGGATAACAGCTTCTTGGTAATCGTCGTCTGCCAGATAAGCAGTAATGGCCAAGTCAAGGGTCGCGTAATCCCCGCCCGTCGTTGCCACGGTTTTTGCAAACATGGACGGCTCAGTGATTATCATAGACCCGGTTGCGCCGCCGCCGAAGGCGAAGGATATCTCGCTCACGACACCCGTGGTCGCAGTCGCGTCGATGGTTCTCGCCGTGCTGGAGTACACCGGGAATTTGGTCGCCCCGAAGGCGACTCCCGCACAGAGCAGGATCGTCAGGGTGAGAAACAGCTTTCGCATGATATCCTCCTAGCAGACTGTGAACTTGACGAAACCGGAGATAACGAGATTGTCTGTCCCCGAGTCGTTCTCAATGTGGAATGTAATCAGGGCCGCGCCGTCCGCAGTGTTCCCGGCCGTGAGTTGCTCCGCGCCATCGTTGTTGACCGTCGCAAAGGCTACCCCCGCACGACGGGCGACTATCTTGACGTCTGGCTCACTCGCACCGTCGTCCATCGTGACGCCCATGGTGTTGACTGTGATGGTTGTTCCGGCGGCCAGAACCACGCGGCCAATGACTGTGTCGTCGCCATCGCTCAACAGTACATCGACACCCGAGAATCCGCCTTCAGCAGCAGCAGTGTCGATAGTCCAGACGCCGCCGTTGTTCTTGTAGAGCACCTCATTCGTGCCGTCCCAGTAGAAAATGGCGTCGGGCGTGCCAGTCGGCGGCCCGAGGCCAGATCGGAGCCAATGGAGAGATGTTGGAAGATTATCGAGCAAAAACAGACTCGCCTCTTCGGGAATCTCCGACTCATTCGCCCATCCGTAAAACTGATGATTCTGCATTGTAACCTCCTAAAAGAGCAGATCCCCGTTCATGTAATGCTTGGACTGAGCTATCGAAACCGCACGAGGTCCGTCGCTGTGATCCAAGTTTTGACCGAAACACTTCGGTGTGCTCATGCGTTCATCACGAAGCACCGCGCCAACAAGCGCCTTCTCAAACTCCGCGCTGTGAACGCCAACCTCGTCGTTGAAGAAGTGCTCCGCCTTGCGAAGACACGAAAGCTCCAGCAAATTCGCGAACGACGCGCCTCCGAGCGGATACGGAGCCGCTATCGTCAATGCGTCGGGCAACACCTGATACGTCGCCTCAAGAGTGTACACGATGTCAGGCGTGGGCCAAAGCATGAAGGAGAACCTCTGTCCTGTCGTGCCGTCAAACTCGCGCGGACGAATCGCGAAGTAGATGGGCGCCCCACTCGTTGGCTGCTGACGCATGGACCGGATCTCGCCCTCTCCACGGCCCTTGATGGTGTGGTACATCCCGTCGTGGCGTCTGAAGACCAGCGGCCCGGAGATGGACCCGAAGTTATCCGGGGCGTCGTAGTCCTCCTGCGGCGGGTTTGTGTAGTTGAAGGCATCGGCGGCGTAGGCGTTCTCCAAGGTCTCGAATATCGTAACCGTCACCCCGTCTATCGCGGCAACCGTAACAACCTCCGCGTTCCCCGTGGGATCGAGCGTGATGCTGGCATTGTAGAGTAGGTCAGCCAGTTCCGCAGAGAGCGTCAACTCTGACGTTCCTGTCGTGGCCGTAATAGTCTGCCCAGCCGTAACCTCAGCCGGTATAACGGTGGTAATGGTCAAAGTAGGCTCCATGAAAGACCACTCGTGGCCTCCGGGATTCAGGTTGCCGGGCGGGAAGTAGAAATCCCGCAATCCCGCCACCAGAATCCGCTCCACGTCGGCTTCCTGTTGAGCGCTCCAATTCGACGGCTCTGTGCCGTAATCAAGAAAGCGACCTACGGACTCGCGCAAACTCGACCATTGGGCACTCAGCGTCGATTCAGCCATTGTCCTTGTCTCCCGTGTCGTCACCCTCGTCTGTCCGGGTCTTCCGACGCCTGTCGATAACCATCACGAGCACCGCAGCTACCTGTGGTGTCAATGGACCGCCCTGAACATTGGCGTTGATCTTGTGCCACTTCCAGTAGCCCCGCAAAATGGGGTCTGAGATGCGCTCAGACAGTGGAATCGCCAGCGCTTCGCGCAGCAGCTTCTCCGCCTGCTCGGGTAGGTTGTCCATGAGGTTCGGCTTCTTTTCGTCTGGCATGTCCTGCTCCTACTCTCGTCCTGGGGTTTCTGCTCCGGGCCAAAGATGGGGTATAGGAGCCGACCAGCCGGAACCGGCCGACTCCACCCCAGACCTCAGAGAGGCCTATTTCCTTACGATGTGGCGAACGTCGCGCCCAAGAAATTGATGCAACGCCAGTTCCCGTCCCACTGGAGGAAGAAGAACTCGCCTACCGCGTCCAGCAATCCAGCGTGCAGCACGGCACGAACGTCCGCGTCACCAGCCAACTGCTTGCCGTCTGTGTCCAGCTCAATCTCCACATCGTTCGTGGTGAACGCGCTGTAGCCCCAGAAGGACTTCGTCTGCCCGAAGTAAGTGCCTTCGGCCAAAGGAGCCCGAGCGTTGTCCGTACCGATGGTGATGGTGTTGCAGAAGTACGTCTTGCCACCCGGCATGACGGTAAAGGTATCCGCCGTAGCATGACCGACAGACGGAATGCTGACCGTCTCCTGGCACCCGGACTCATCACCATCGAGCAACTCCACGTAGACCTGTGGGTCGGCGCGGACGATGTAGTACGAGACCTGCATGGTTCCGGCGTCGGCAGCAGCCGCGGTCAGGACCAAGTTGTTGAGGTCCGTCACCGAAGCCACTGTGTAGCTGGCCGGGACCGCTGCATTGGTGCCGTCGTCTTCGCCCGCGATGATGTTGACCGTATCGCCAGCGGCGATTTCGGCTGTCACGAAGTCTGCGCCCGAGTCCGTAAGGATAAGACCGGTGGCGTCCAGCGTGGCATTGGCTCCCGGAAGGTCGCTCTCCAGGATATTCGTGGTCGTCTGCATGGCTCTCGCCGTGCCTCTGCCCATGTGACCCATGCGGCTGAACCAGCCCACATCGCCGGAAGTACCGGCTGCACAGGTGAGCAAAGTCTCGCCGGCAACCGTATCGGCGCCAGCAAGCACGTTGCAGAACGAACCGGGCTCGTAGATCTCGATCCACTGCCCAAGCGAATTGGCGATGTAACTCTGAGTCGTGACACCCGCGAAGGTGTTGTTGTTGGTCGCATCGGGCACGGCAACCGCGCTCGTGCGCTTCCCGAATGCGTCTGTTGCGGTCTCACCAGTCTTGGTGGTCGCATAGTCCTTGTCGTAGCACAGGCCAAAGCCCGGCTTCAACGCCCCTGTGCCGGTGAAAAAGACCCGAATCTTCTTCTGGATTCCACCCCCTGGTCCTTGAGTGTATGTTGACATAACTATTCCTCCATTCTCTGTTTTGGGCTTCCGCCGCTGCCATGTCAGATCGGCCAGCGGCGCGAAGCCCGGTCAATTAACTGGTGTAAACGATCATACTCTGCTTGCGGCGATCCTCGCAAACGAAGTTGAAACCGAGATCAACCCATGTCACAACGACGTTGTGAGACTGCGGGGCAACCTGCGGCTTGCTGCGACGGAAATGCTGCCCGCTCAGGAACGCCGGGTGGAACGTGGCCCAATCAATAGCGATAATCGGGTTGGTGGCATCGACGTTGCCGTCCAGGTAAGGCACGGACTCAACGGGAACGCCATGGAAAACGGTTCTCCCGTCCATCTTGGCAAGGTCAGACCCGAGGTTGTCGTTCTGCGCACGCAGGATGTTCTCCATGTTCATCAGGGTGTCGAAGTTGCAGTACCACCCCAAGCGTGAAGCATCGACGTTTCCGGGCCACGAGATCGGCGCGGTGAAGCCGGTCTTGTAGGCGGCCTTGCGCATTGCGCTAACCATGTCCTCGAAAGTGAACTTGCTGTACGTGTCCGTCCAGTTCTTCCAGTTCGGGTACAGGTCACTGTCGAGCCCTGCCGCGCCACCGGGAAAACCAGCCGGATTGCCACCCTCGAACCCGCCCGTGGAGGCGGCATTCTGGACGATCCAGTAGAACACGCCGTATGGGACCATGACATCCGCGGCGTTGACAGGCTTGCCCCAGAAGAGTCTTTCGAGCATCTTCGCCAGGGAAACCATGGCCTGGTGTTCTTTGACATTCCAGATATTGAGGATCTGCGTCGCCATGCCGCTGTTGACTTTGATTTCGCGGTTGTCGATCTGCCAGTTCGTGTCAGCGAACTTCCAACCCACAGACGCAGACACGAGCCCATCGACGCTGTTGACGGCGTCAACCGCATACGGGGCCGTAAGCCGAGCAGAGCCCGAGTCGTTCATCAGGGCCTCGAACTTGTAGTAATCCCCGTCCTGGAAGCGGCTATTCGACTTCTTCAACATCTCGCGCATGACCACGAAGCGCTGGAGTTCATACGACAAGTCGGTGAAGGTCTTCTTTTTCTGGCGCTCCTGAGTGGCCGTCATTAGGTCTCTCAGGTCTTCTACCATCAGTTCAGATGCCATTGTGCTATCTCCTTGTGTCCGACCAAACAGCTTAACCCCGTAGGATTCCCAAATCCCGGATGCCCTGCTCCATAGTTTGCCGTGCAGCGTCCGGGCCAATCACGGGGGCATCAGTTGACGCAGACGAAGCGAACTGTGTCTGCTCCCTGCGCGACTGATGGGTGTCCAAGGCTTCCTGTCTGGTGATTACATCGAGTTGTGCTCCGAACGCACTCCGCGCCGCAGCTTCTACAATCATTTCCGGCGTGGCATTCATGTACTGCCCCCTCGCCAGATGCTGTGCCGCTAGAAAGAGCTTTTGCTGAGAGAGGTCGTCCCCCAACGCATCCTGCCAAGACTCCGGCAAACTGTCGAAGCCACGGTGGAATTGCTCAACGGCTCGGGTCTCCTGCGCGACCAGTCGGGTCTCCGCAGCGTCTTGCGCTTGCCTGTCCAGCGATGCCTGAATCGCAGCCATTTGCGCGGCGTGCGATTCGGCCTGTGCATTCAGTGCCGCAGCCGCCGCTTCTCCAAATTCGTCCGGGTCGAACCGCACAGCGGGCGCTTCCGCCGGGGCAGCAGCCGGAGTCACTGGAGGGGCAGCCGCTGGCGCTGGCATTGCAGCAGGCGCAGCAGGCATTGCCGAATCCGCCGTTCCGGGGGCCACGGGAGCAATGGGCACGTTCTGCTGCATCGCCGCAAGAGCTTGGCGGTCAGCAAAATCGAATGCCCTTTGTGCCTCCTCAGCACTCGGGAACGTCGCCTTGACCGCGGCCTCGTCGAGACCGTGGACCTGGGCTCTGGCAAGAAGGGCGGGATCGTATTCTTCGCCATCCTCCGAACCGTCTTGATTTGCATCTGGATCGGGAGCGGGCGCCGGGGAAATACCTTCCGTGCCATCTTCCTCATCCAGCATATCGCTACTTGGATCGACCTGAGTTCCCTGATTACGAGCAGGACCGAGATCGGTCAGAGTTCCAATTACGTCTTCTCCGTCGTGGCCGGAGGTCGCCTGTCCTTCCAGGCCCAACTGCTGCGCCATCGCATCCATCGCGTTCTTTGCCGCTGCAGGGCTTCCGGGGTTGTCGGGGGGCTGCCTGTCGGAACCTGCCGTGGGCTCATCGGCTGCGTGAAGCGTTGCAACTCCTCCGCCATCGGCCGGCGCAGGGGCCGGTGCAGGGGCCTGTCGATTCTTGTTCCTGTTTTTACCTTTACGTGGCATCTCCGTATCCTCCGTCCTTATCGTGATACCCTCTTGCTCTCAAGACGGCATTCCGATGGCCTCGGTCGCGCAGGATTGCGCGTCCGTCTGGGGTGAAACTCGTCGGAACGCCATGTTCCGCGTATTCTTTCTCTGCCTGCTTCACTTGGTCCGGCGTAACGCCCAGCCCAACGCTTTTCATCGGCCATGCTCCGGGCGTGTGACCGACCGGGCACGCCAAGACGAGTTGCTGTGCGCGGCGTCCATCAGGGAGCACGCTCGTCCCGTCCTTGCGCTTGCACTTCTCCATCTCGGCGATGGTCATGGATATCTCCTCGATCTCGCCGGTCTTCAGTATCTCGAAATCGTAGCTCGGCACCTTAACCTCCGCTGTTCATCGTTGATTTAATCACATACCCAATGACGGTGAGGAGCACACACGTGGTTGTCCCATAGACAATTTTCTCTACTATCCCAAGGCGCACCTTATGGTTCTCCAGCAGTACCGCACCCTCGCCGAGCTTTGCAAGTATCTCTGTTGCCTTCTTGTCTACGCTCTTAATGGCTGCATTTAAGTCCCCGTGTAGCCCGCAAACTGTGTTGTCTTCTGGTGGTGTCATGAAGGTGCCCTTCCTATCGCTGCTTTCTGGTCGTCGTTCTGGGCGCCGTTAATGAGATCAGTGCGAAGGGCTTGGTCTGCGCCCTCTCGCGTGACCCCCGGCCTGTTTACCCGTATGTTTGTCCTCGTTGTGTTGGCGGCCTTCGGGGGCTTCTCGCCTATCGGCTCCCCCGCGTCCTGCTGTGGTTCGCTCTGGAGTAAGATATCACGCAGTTCCGGCATATCGGTCAGCGTCGACATCAGGCGCGTCAGCTCCTGCATATCAATCGAGATGCCCTGCTGCTGCATGATCTGTAGCATGGGAGCGTAGACGCCCGAGAGTATCTGATTGAGCATCGAGAATTTCTGCATTGGAGTCTGCTGCATCATCGAGTAAGGCGAAATCCGGAAATTGTAATCAATCCAGTTGCCGTCGATGGAGTCGGCAGTGAACTTGAACGGCAACGCCTCTCGTGGGAAGCCCGGGGTTCTCTTCGTGAGGGGCAACTCTATGAACGGGTCGGTAATGAGCCAGTACGCCAGATCCCGTATTACGCCGGTGGTACGCTTGACCGTCTCCTCCTGCATGGACACAATCAGGCCCGAGGCCGACTGTGCCAGCATCTTGTCTTGCCCGAGTGTCTCTGACATGGGAGACAGGCCGCCAAGCAGGTCCAGGTTGCCGCCGATCCACGAGAACAGGCCCTTGATGTCAATGCTGAATGCCTGCAGCATATTATCAGGGCCGCCGAATTTGAATTCAGCCGCCGACTGGGGATCAACCATTCCGATTGCATCGCCGTCGTTGGACCTCGTGATTGCGCGGCCATCTTCCGCGCCACCGCTCATCACGCCAAGGATGGTCTTCTGGCGCTCTGCCTGTCGCGCGAGTTTCCGAGTCAGGTTGGCGTACAGCTCGTGCAATTCCATCAGCCCCGCCACAGGGGGCAGCGGCATGATGTTGTCCGGAACGTCCTTGAATCCGAGGAGGTGGTATGGGCCGAGTTGCGGGCCGTTCCAATCCACTTCACGCAAGGGCTTCTTTTCTATGCTAGTCTGGTCCGGGACAGTTACGATCTTCTGCTCAACCGGCAGCCAGTAATCCCAGAGTGTTACGGTGTCGCGGTAGGATTCGTCGCCACCCGCGTAGCTTTGATTGCCCGTCGATATCTCGGCCGCGTCGTCGCTGCCGCTCTCCTCTTCTTCGGCGTCTCCGTGGTCAGGCACGAGTTGATTGACGAGCCCCTGGTCAAAGAGGTCGTTGCCCTTCAGGAACTCAAGCGCGACGGTGTAACGGTGTCCGCAGTACGCGACCTCTTCCAAGGTATCCGCCGTCATGTCATGCACCCAATCGTCGAGGGATATAACATCGGCGAATGGTTGGCCCGCGCTGTGCCGGAAGCCGGCTATCTTCTTGGGAGGAGAGTCGGTAATCCCGACCTTCATGATGCCCATGCCAAAGATGGCATCTTTAACCCAGCGCTGCAAGGTGGCCCCCAAGTCCAGCTCGTCGATGAGATGATTGAGTGCGGTAGCGAGTTCGAGGGCGTCCGGGCGGAGGTGGTCGTGGTGAGTGCTGACCATGACACGGGGCACACCAGCAGCGAGTTGCCGGACGTAAATCTCTACCGCCATCTCAAGAAGGTTGGCATGAATGGGCCTTGAGGCTCCATTCGTGGAATATCTGTTGCCGACGTATTGCTTGAGGGCGTGCGTACGCTCCTGTCGGAAAGGCAAGAGCGCTCTCTGACTGTATCGCCGCGCCTCTATGAGTCTGTCGTAGTCGATAGCCTTAGCCATCTGGATTCTCCGTTGACATCTTCAACACAGCCTCGTCGGTTGTGGGCAAGCCCAGCTTCCGCGCAATTACGTTGTAGTGGTCCGGGGGCATAACCACCCAGCCGCTAATCCACTGCTCGTCCTGGACAGTGCCGTTGATCTCACGCAGCCAGACCTTGGAAGGCCGCGCCACGACACCGGGCTTGCCTGTTCTAACTACCAGCGTCCTCGTCGCTTCCTTCGGCCCCAGGGTCAACCCGCACCCCGAAGTCAGCAAGCAACTCGTCGTCAGTAGCACGCAAGCTATCAGGACTCGAACCACCATCGTCTATCTTCTCCTCGTGCGGCTTGTCCATTCCAAAGAAAACCTTTATGGCACGGGCAATGCCCTCGATGATTCCTGCCCACATTACTCAGCAGCCTTGGCCGCCTGCGAAGACGTCGCGCCCTTGGACAGGCCATCGGCCAATCCCTGAGAACCAACGAACGTCGCCACGATGCCGGCAATGTACATCGTCTGGTCTTCGGAGATACCGCATTTCTCCTGCAGAACGATTGCCAAGACGCCGAAGATCGACATCACGAATTTCTTGCCGCCGAGATCCGCAATCAACTTCCTGATTCCACTCATAGCCATCTCCTCTTCCTGGGGTTATACCCAATCACTGTTAGACCACTCACTGTTCGCCAATGCCAACTCGCGTTCGACCGCTTGCGTTCTACCTGCAATCGAATTCTCTGGAATGAACTCGTCGGGGATCGCTTCCTTGCCCAGAACTCCGGTCGCACCACGGAGCGCCAACGCATCGGCGATAACCAAGTCACCGTGATGGTCTCCAGAGGCGCTGGGGTCGTCACTGTTGACGCTGCCCATGTGCTCCAGTTTCCCGGACTGCGTGAACTCATACTCCAGACATTCCAGCATCGCGGCCTCGCTGCGATTCACGAACCCGCCGCCAAGCAAGGCGTCTCTGTACTCTTCTAAGAGCGTTATCTTCGTGCTGGCGCTGGAATGCCAACCGACTTGCTGTGTACGCTTGCGAGTAGCGCGGCCCTCGTGCTCCCGGCGATACAGGTTGTGGTAGCCGATCTCCTGCAGCCGCTTGACATACGGACCGCCAGGGCCGTTGTGCTCGTGACAGATGAGAGCGTTGCAGAACCACTTGCCAATCGCAGCCGAGACATTCGCGAACGCCGTCGGCGCCACAGTGTTGCAGATGTATTCCGCGGCCTTCTCGCCGGTCTCCGTGTTGTAGACACTCAGGCACGACGGCGTCGCGCCGGTCCCGAACGCCACGTCTGCGCCAATCGAATACTTGCCTACGGGCACGCGGCCATGAACATCGACATTGACCCAGAGGCGCAACGGAGCGCCTTTCTGCTTCCGGAACCCGGCGGGCTCAAACGTCTCGCGGTCGAAGTCCAGAACACCCTCAAGGTACGGAGGACGCGCGTATTCCGTGATATGGTCCTTCACGCTCATGTTGTCGAAGAAGGTGAAGCTACTGCCCTGGTAGTCGATGTCCAGCTCTTGCGCGATACGGACCGGACTACGGCGCTTGCACTCTCGCTCGTACCACGGCGACGACGGGTTGCCATCGGCCTTGATGATGAGCCCACGCGCCTTGTGTGGGTGCTCTGTCCAGTGTATGCTACGCCTCTTGATGTCCGAACGGCGCATGATGTCGGCGAACGGATGGTTGTCGCCCTTGGGAGTCCCGACGTACCAGAGACAGTTAGAGACGTCTTCCGCCGCAGCCCGGACGTCCAGCGCCTCGCGGTACGGGAAAGCCGGGTACTCGTCCAGCATCATTGCTGTTGCGCGGCCACCACGACTGGCATCGCTCGTCGTTGACTCGCCGTTAATCACAGAACCATTGTCCTGATTCTCGATCTGCAGCTCCTTGCGTCCGATCTTGGGTCGCAACCACGACGGCAAGTATTTCAGCATGAAGTCGATCTTCCAGAACAGACAACCGGGCGCACCCTTCTTATCGACAAGATCAGCCTTGCGGGACATCATGATGAACGTGAGCAGGTCGTTGAATATGAAGGGGTGCAGGAAAGAGCCACAGGCGATCCACGAAACGCCCATGTCGCGACTCTTGTCATTCCCGTAGTCTTCGTTGCCGATGGCGTTATGGGCGTCGATTATGATATCTTCTTGATACGGCCACGTGATGAAGGGAACCACTGTCGACTTGGGCTTGAGGCGCGGGTCGTGGGTATACAGGAACGTGTTCCAGAAGAACAGAGTGTCCCTCGCGCACATTTGTATCACCTCCGCGCGGAAGTCTGGCTCAAGCAGACAGCGTCTCTGGATCATCGCTCGGAACTTCAAGTTCTCGAGCATCGTCCTCGGCACCATCTGGTTGTAGATCCAGCCCTTCGGCATCGGCGGCTTCGGCGGATTGTCGAAGTCCCTCAACAAATTCAAGCGCCTTCCCATCGTCCTTCAGTGAACCCCGGACGTCAACCTCGCTCCGTGTCGGCAACGCCTGTTTCAATACCGCGATGTAGAGCCCTTCTCTACCGCGGGCATTCTCCTTGCACCAGTAAAACAGCGCTAACGCCCCAGCACTCGGGGCATCCTCGGGCTCGATGTCGTCGAAGAGGAGGTTGTCCCAGACCCACGAGACCTCGTCGGCCTTCGTAATCGGCGGCTTGTCTTTGAACATGTCTTTGGTGAAAACGCGGCGGTCCGAGGCCAGATTGTCCTTTGTGGCTCGTGGTGTGCGTTTCCGCACGCTGGCCTTGGGCATTGAGACGACGGGAGGCGCCACAAGAGAGGGCTCAGTGCCGGGTTCCACGGTAAGGCCTTCTGGGTCATGTGAGCGCTCATCGTCGTTGCCGTTCTGTTCTGCGTGATAGGCTTCCCACTGTTCGTCGAATGCCAGCTCTCTCGCACGAGCCGGGGCTACGCCTTCGCTTTTCATCTCCTCGCGCTGCTTGAGGAATTGGTCCCAGCGCCCGACCTCTTTCAGCCAGTCCTTCTTCTCTTCGTCGATTACTTTGCCGCGTCCTGGCATTACCACTCCCCGTCCTTGCGCTCGTCCATGATGGAAACGACAATCAGGCACGCTATCATGACCAGAATGGAGCCTACCCCTAACCACATGCGTGTGTCCATAACCCCTCTTTACCACGATTATCGGCCAATGTCAAGAGAAAAGTGTGTCAAAAAGTGTCCCAAGTGTGTCACAAATCCGAAATGACACAGTTTCTGACACCCGTTGGAGGGATTGTTCCACGTGGAACAATGGCAGAAAAGGTTGATTTATGGGGGAAAGTTGGAATTGGAGGGGTTAATATGGGGTTGCGTGGCGCGGGAGCAGGACTCGAACCTGCGGCTTGTCATCGCTCTACCAACTGAGCTACCCCGCGCCACACGTCTTGATCTTTACCCCCGGAATAAGCCTTTCGACTTCTTCTTGAGCGCAGGAGCCTTCTTCGCCACAGCGGCCTTCGCAGCAGCCTTGGCCTTCTCGTCCTTGATGTCCTGACTCGTCTGCTTTTCCTTGGCCCGAATCTCAAGCGCCTTGCGCCGTCGTTCGGCGGCGACCTGGACGATAGCCAGAATGGCGCGAGGGTCGCCGATGGCTCCGAGGGCCACCAGCATGTCCGAAGCGAGGCACGGAGCGCCGCCATGTCGGGAAATACGGGAATGCAGCGCCGTGACGGACGCTTCCAAGGACTGCCCGATCTCGTCCACCTTGTCCTTGACGCCGATGGCCAGCGGCACCGAGACCACCTTGGGTCCCCGGTTGATCTCGTACAGGGCCTCGACGCGCAATGGAACACGCCCCTCCGTCATTGGTGCCTTCACATCTTCTCGAATATGCACAGTAAGGTTCTCAATCATGGCGCTAAGTCCTTTCCAGTAGTGGGTTTAGCCTCATCGACGCCCCCGTGTCTCAGACACAGCGGAAGCCGTAGAAAACGCTTGGGCTCCTGCTTATCGCCCGGGTCTTGCCGCGTACTCTCTCCGACGAGCGCACATGGCAGCCAGCCATTCTCGGCGTAGGGAGAGCGGAAGTTCTCATTACCCCAGAACGGGCACTTGGCTCCGCAGTACTTGCCGTCGATCTGAATCGACAGCGGGATGGACTTGATGGGCGACGGTGGCGCGGGCTTGGGTGGCGTTGGCTCAGTTTTCTTCTCGACTGGATCAGACATTGTCTATCTCCTGTTACGCAAAGTGGGTTCAGTGGGTGACGCCGCGAATGGGTTGTTGGCGCAGTTTTCGGA